CTATTCAGTCCACGGACACATGCTTCCAGCCAATTGGCACACTGACCATCAATAATAGCATTCAGCCAAGTCCCACTTGGTTGATACCAGTTCCCTGTGGTTAAAGTTGCCAAAATAGCTGCTAAGCTCTGCCGAGGCGGGGCATTACCGGAGACGCATCTCTGCAAGTACTCGCCGTGTAACTTGCCAACTAGTTGTTTGACGGCGTTCATCCTAACACCCATCATCTTACTACATCCCAGATAGCCCACAGCCCACGTCCACAGCTGCTGCCACAGCCATTCGTCATCACCCGATTCACTCACACCATTCTGTGGACCTCCCATTCCCAAGGCCCGCGCTTGTCCATTTGCCACTGTTCGATCGTCCTCATGGTCGGCTGTATTGTCTTGTGTCGTACCTCGGTGACCACTGAACAGTCCTATTACTGCTCGCCACGGACCTTCAGGCCCTAGCACCACCGTGCGTTCAAATGACAGAGCAACGAAATAACAGGCCCATGCCTTGTCGTGGGCTGCCTTGGACTGATGTTTAGAGAACATGTCTCCACGTATCTCCCACATGGCAGCCAATTCCCACAGCTCATGCTGCCAGTTTTGATCATCTAAGTCAGCGCTCACTTGTACGCCTGATTCCGCGTTGTACACTGCTTCCAGCCATTGACCAATGACTTCCGGTCTTTGGCTGGCAGCCATGCCACCATAGTTGGCACTGCCCTCGAAGCCACGCAGCGCGTAACTTGCCACAAATGTCATCCCGTCACCACTGGCAAAAAGAGGTCTCGGCTTATCACCCGGCTCAGGCTTTGTGCTTGCTCGTGCAATGTTTACGGGTGTACTGCGAAGCATTGCTGCCAGCCATCCACTCTTCACGCAAGATAAGGCCGCCTTCTTGCTGGGCCTATCAATCCCAGCGCTGTGCTGCGAATCCCGCCCCAGTTCCCTTATCAGTGCATGACAGCTACTACTTCCTGTGGGACCAACTACGCTTCTCAATTCCCACTCTTCCTTCATTGTCCTGAAGTCAGACCTTCTCACTATTTTGTCCACCTGCCAAGCAGCAATCTCCTTGAACCGGCTTCGCCACTCGTGTTCAAAGTCTCCAACCAGGGCCGTCTTGACAACAGGCAGAGTTGTCCGTTTTATCCGCTCTGCTGAAAAGTCTGCATTGACAGCTCTCCGAGTGCAGACATTTACTACCTTCCTCATTTGTAGCCATTCCTGCCCTTTTAGCCGGCCTACCATGGCAGCTCTCCGAATAAGACTGCCGCAGTCCTTGTTCCAGCTTTTCCATGCCAACATGGGTAGATTGTACAACTTCCACCGTTCTAATTCCTCACGCAAGTGAGGACTCAGTGCACTCGCCCACAGCATGAACCCACAATGCGCCTGGGGTGGAGCATTGCAAACAGGATACCACCTCCTAGGAAGCTTGTCCCTTAGAGCAGCTGCTGCCATGGCCCTGGTACAATTGATTGGCACTCCGCCCAGCTGCATGTTCTCTTGTGGCTCCTCATAGTCCTCCCAACTCGGTGGTTCCAAATTCATGTCTACCAGCACTGACTGGAAAGTCTCCACTCTAGCTGCAGCCGGCAACAATGCTAGCTCATCCAGTTCCACTTCTTTTCTCCAGCCTTTCCACAGCACGTCTTGTAGCCATGCCCGTCTGGAGGTGTCTTCTTGTGCCCTGCATCTGTATTTCCTCGGCAAACTGGGTCCAGGCCCTGTACTCCGGGACCTATCGGTCCCTGGGTCCGGGGCATCTTCATGACACCAACAAAAACCGTCCCCACATCCGCGGTGGGCCAGTTTGATCCGATCCTGAACCCACTTGCATGGAGTTCTCTCCCCAGTGGCACATATGTACCTTGCGGCAAATGACACTGCGGCCTTCTCATCATCCAAAATGGCCCTTAATATGTTGCTCCTCCGGACCAGATCCTTCTTCCGGTCTTGCTCCAGCCAAGCACGCCTCCACGCATTCAGCCGTGGTTTTCGCAACTTTGGCAGAACAATCTCGTCCTCACTTATGGCCGCTTTCACAGCCTCCTCCAGGTTTAACCTTGGCACGTCTATCCATGCTGAACAACTCTTATCTGCTAACGACTGATCGAGCTCATCATTGCATGGTGCTGCCCAGGCCAAAGATGCATCACACAGCGTGGCAAAACCTAATCCTATGTCCGTGGCTTCCACATGCTGCCGTCTCAATTTCACCCATTTCACTACCATGAAGC